ATAATACAGCCAGGCCCAAAGAAGGCGACTTGCTATACTTTCCTTTAAACAATAAAATATTTAAAATAATGCACGTTGAACACGAGTCTATCTTTTATCAGATGGGAGATCTCCAAGTTTACGATTTGAGATGCGAACTCTTTGAATACTCTAACGAAAGATTTCAAACTGGGGTTGAAGACATTGATACTAAGTTCGATGGATACGATACTACAGGAGCAACTACGTTACAAGAGCTTCAGGACATTGACACTCTTGCTGCTAATCAGTCAATCGAGACATTTAGCGATAACATAGTCGACTTTACTGCAACTAATCCCTTTGGTGAGGATAACTTTTAATGTTTGGTAATAGATTTTACAATGAAACAACTAGAAGATACGTAGCAGTATTTGGTACGCTTTTTAACGATATTCAGATTTCTAGAAAGAACACTATTGGGGAAACAGTTCAAACTATGTTGATTCCGATCAACTATGCGCCAATACAAAAAATATTAGCACGATTAGATCAAGATCCGACGTTTGAAGCACCCGCTATGACATTGCCACGTATGTCGTTTGAAATAACTGCTATGACATATAATCCTGATAGGAAGTTAACTAGTTTAACTCGACAAACAAAGGAAAATGCGGATCCCAACTTGTTAAGTAGATTATATGCGCCCGCTCCATATGATATAGAATTCTCCTTAAACATAATGGCTAAATATAACGAAGATGGGACAAAGATTCTTGAGCAAATTCTTCCTTTCTTTAAGCCAGATGTTACTGTTTCTGTAAGAATGATCGATCAGTTCGACTTCTACTTAGATATTCCAGTTGTTTTAAATAGCGTTAGCTTTGAAGATGCGTATGAAGCAGACTTTCAAACAAGAAGAACGCTGATATGGACTCTAGGATTTACATTAAAGGGTTATTACTTCGGTCCAGTATCCGAAAAGAAAATTATCAAGTTTGTTGAGTCCAACATTTACGATGAGTTTACGGATACAGTCAGAGATGCAGCTGTGACAGCTCAACCCGGATTGACTACAGAAGGCGCAGGTACTGAAGATATTAATGAGACCGTTCCGTTTTCTGATATTAGTATAGAAGACGATTGGAAATTTATTGTGCAGAGTGTGGAATGATAAAATATGACTATAGACAGAATAAGTGAATCTCTAGGATTGGATCCGATTGAAGGTGAATTCGTAGAGTCTAATCACAAAGATGTTATTAAAGCCCCTACAGAAGCAGAAAAAGATCTTATTTACGCCCGAGACAATTTCTATACTATTATAGAGAGTGGATCGGATGCTTTACAGCAGATGATTGATGTCGCAAAAGCATCAGAGCATCCTCGTGCATATGAAGTTGTTGCTACATTGATAAAAACGCTTACGGACGCTAACAAAGACTTAGTTTCTATGTCAGATAAGACTAGAAAAGAAGAGGCGCAAGAGCTTAAAAGTGTAACAAACAACAACATGTTTGTTGGAAGCACAGCGGAATTGCAGCAACTCATTAAAAATATGAAAGAAGAAGATGCACAAAATTGATAAAGGATATCTTGGGAACACTAATCTCAAGGGTAAAAATGCTGCTATAGAGTTTACTCAAGAGATGGTTTCCGAGTACATGAAGTGTGCTAAAGATCCCATTTATTTTGTACAAAACTACATTCAGATTGTACATGTCGATAGAGGATTGATTCCAATTGAGCTATATTCGTATCAAGTAGACATCATATCGGCTATAACAGAAAACCGGCGTGTGAGCGTTAATACGAGCCGTCAGGCGGGTAAAACGACTACAGCAGTGGCTGTTATACTACACTACATTTTATTTAACGACTATAAAACTGTAGCTTTGCTTGCTAATAAGGGAGACTCTGCTCGTGAAATTCTTGATAGAATTAAGATTGCTTACGAGGCACTTCCGAAGTGGCTGCAGCAGGGAGTCATTGAGTGGAACAAAGGATCTGTCGAATTCGAAAACGGATGTAAGATAATAGCGGGATCAACTTCTTCCAGTGCAATTCGTGGTAAGTCTATATCGTTCCTTTACATAGATGAGACCGCATTTGTTGAAAATTGGGATGAATTTTTTGCTTCAGTATTCCCTACGATATCGTCCGGAGAAACAACTAAAATTCTGCTGACATCTACACCCAACGGCCTGAATCATTTCTACAAAACATGTCAAGGTGCTCTAGAAAACGTCAATGGCTATAAATATATAGAAGTACCTTGGTATGAGGTTCCTGGCCGAGACGAAAAGTGGAAAAAAGAAACTCTCGCATCTATGGACTTCGATCAAGAAACTTTCAATGCGGAGTTTTGTTGTCAGTTTCTTGGGAGTTCGGGAACCCTTATAGACGGATCAAAGCTAAAACAATTAGTGATGGCGAATCCTATACTAGAGGGTAAAGGAATAACCATCTATGAAGAATACATTCAGGACCACACATACGTCTGCATTGCTGACGTGTCGAGAGGTAAAGGATTAGACTACTCAGCGTGTCAGATTATAGACGTGTCGACGATGCCTTACAGACAAGTCTGTTGCTTTAGGGATAACACCATTACTCCGATCGACTATGCGGAAATATTATACAGATTCTCAAAGCGATATGGAGATGCGTATGTGTTAGTAGAGATCAACGATATTGGTGGTCAAGTAGCAGATCTCCTTCATTACGAATTTGAAGTAGAGTCTATAATGTACACAGAAACAGCTGGACGAGCAGGTAAAAAGATTTCAAGTGGATTCGGATCAGGGATCGAGAGAGGCATTCGTACAACTAAGTCTGTAAAGTCTGTTGGATGTAATATGTTAAAACTACTGATAGAGCAAGATCAGTTAATAGTAAAAGACTATCAGACCATCAAAGAGCTTTCTACATTTTCCAGAAAAGGAAACTCTTTTGAAGCAGAATCGGGTCATCATGACGATCTTACTATGTGCCTAGTACTATTTGCTTGGCTCACAGATCAAATGTTCTTCAGAGAGATCACAAATATAAATACTATGAATATGTTAAAAGAGAGAAACGAAGAAGAGCTAATGGAATCTTTATTACCAATTGGCTTTAATTCTTACGACGAAGAAGAAGAACCTGACGATAAGTTTTCTAAGTGGTTTAACTACGAACACTAAAAATTATAAATACATCATAAGGTAATTCGCAATTTCAACAAGGAGAAATGAGACATGGCATTTCAAGTAAGTCCCGGTGTCAATGTTAGCGAAATCGATTTAACATCCGTTGTTCCAGCGGTATCGGTTTCTGTAGGTGCTGTAGCTGGAGTATTTAGGTGGGGTCCCGTCAACGAGCGGGTTTTAATCTCAAATGAGAAGCAATTGGTTGCCACCTTTGGCCAGCCCGCTTCATATTTTAAAGATACTACCTATACTAATCAGTGGCGCAACTACGAGACATTCTACACTGCATCAAACTTTTTAAATTACTCAAACGGGCTGTATGTTGTTCGCACAGCAGGCGGCGATACGGTAACAGGAGCGCACGTATTTGCACCATCTGTCGGAGACGGCGGATCGACTGGTACAATTACATTATCTGGTACTGATTTCCGCACGTCATATGGCGTCGGCGACGTTATCACTGTTGCTGGCACCGTAAGCAATAACACGGCATTCACGATCAATAGCTTTCAGAGCAACGGTAGTGAGATGACAGTAACAGCAACAGATCAACTAATGGTTGGCGAAACTGCTCCTGCTGATGCCACAAGCACCAATGCTGCTAAAGCAGCATACTCCGCAAACTTTCAAGCAAAGTATCAAGGCGTTTTAGGTAGTAGCATAGCTGTATCGTTTTGTTCAACTACTTCAGCTGGCGCAAGTGCTTTCGAGGCTTCTGCTTTTGCAAACAACATCGAAATCACGCCTTTTACTAATACTGGAGTAGCATCATCATTTTTAACTGAAAATGAAGCGTTAACGTTAGGCGGAGTTGCTAGCTCGGGGGACAATGTAATCCTTTCAGACGGCACCAATCTTAAGATCAGTTCAATTGTAGCCACGCCAGTTGCTGGTGGTGCTTCTACGATTGCAATCGACAACAGTGATTCTACAGTATCTACTTCACTTACAGCAACAGTAGTTCATACTTTTGCTAATAATGCAGGTAAAGGTGAAGTTACTAGCGCTGGCAATGCGGACGATTTTAGCGTCTTTCAAGCTGGCGAGCAGATCGTAATAGCGGATAGTGACAATAATGACGGAACATACATCGTAGATGCTACAACGACTGCTACTACGCTAGTTGTTACTACTGCGTTTGGAACAGAAGAGGCTGATACAGGAACTCCGTCATACCAGGGTGAGCCTGACGGTGATATTAACGTAACTAGTAATCAGTTCTATGTACGTGATCACGGTCTTGAATCTGGAGATGCTTTAACATATACATCAGCTGCAGCGCCAGAGAATGAAATCGGCGGGCTAGATGATGGGAGTACTTACTACGCTATTGTAATCGATTCTGACTATTTCCAGTTATCGTCTACGTATGCTGGCGCAATTGCGGTAAGTCCTTCTGTAGTCGATATCACATCATTTGGTACCGGCGCTGGGCATGAGTTTGCAACTACAGACTCCTTCAACGCAAGCATTACTTTTGTTGATACTTTCACAGGGATTTCTGCATATTCTGGACAGTTTAGTGTTCAATGGGCGGATTCTGGTCTATTCAGCTCAGCTCCTTCTGCTAATCACGTCCACGTTGTCGTAAGAGACACTGGCGGATTAGTTACAGGCACAGTAAATGCAGTAGTCGAAACTTACAATAATGTTAGCACAGTCCCAG